CCCACTGGCCGCCCCAGAAGCAGGCCGTGGTGATCCCCTTCTCATTCAGGCCGTTGGCAGTCTGCTGATCGAAGCCCCGGCTCTTGGAGCTTTCCCCGAAGAACTGGCTCGTTGCCATGATCTCCTTATTGGACGGAGACTCGAACGGCACGCCGTCGTGGCTCAGGTCTACGCGCAGCATAGTGGCCTGTCCAGCCGTTGCGAGGTGGAACACGCGGCCGCTGCCGTCTTTGACTTTCGGCCAGTACACCTTTGAAAACTCGCTGGTGTAGCCGTTGTCCTGCTTCCACTTGATTGCGTTTTTCGATCGTGTTGATCTCTGCACCCTCAGAGTCCACCAGAGGAATGTCGGCATTGACGAAGCCGTCCCAGTGCCCGTTGAGCTTCTGGACGGTGCTCACCATAGCCTTGTAAACGTCGGGAATATGGCTCCAGCCGGGAGCTGCCAGCATATTAAGTACCGCGTTGTGGTACTGATAGAGCAGGCTCATGGCGTGCAGGCCCGTGTACTGGCCGTCGGCGGTAGTCTGGCCGATAATGTCGGACGCCTCTACCATGTCGGTGTCTACGGTGTTGTAGCTGCACTGGAGCGCCGCGCTTCCTGCTTCTTTGAGCAGTTTTACCACGACGGTGCCCTTTGCGAAGTTGTACTCCAGAGAGTAGTCCACGCCTTCGGCTTTGTCGGCGATTGCGAAGGTGTCCAGAATAATGTCGGAGCTTTCAAACTCTGCCCGAAGGTTGGTAAATGTCAGCTCCTTGGTGGTTTTTGCCGTCGCTTTGTGGGCGTCGGGATCCAGTACATTGACGACATAGATCGGGCCCACGTTGCCGACGGTATTGTCGAAGTGCTCGGCGAAGGCTTCGCAGAGAGTGAAGCCCTCCCAATCCTCAGAATAGCCGAGCTTACTCTGGGTGTCGCTCATGTTGGCGACTTTGATCGGCATATTGACGAGATTTTTCTCAGCATAGCCGCGGATCAGGTTAATGGGTGCGGTGCCGATATATGCGGCCACCACGTCGGCCTGAGTCGCAGCGCTCACTTTGCTGTCCATGATCTCGCCATATGCACCATGTTTGTATGCCATTTGGTTGTCCTCCTTGTCATAATAAATTTGCGTATGCTTCCGGTGTTCTTACCGTTACACCGGCTTCCAGCGTGAAGCTGATCCAGTTGTGCCAGTATGGGTAATAGTCCCAGATGTTGCCATCCTCAGTGAAAACTCCGTATTTGATCCCGGACTCTTTTGCAAGCCGGAGCCCCTCTATGTACTCCGTTCCTTCCAGCTCCCTGAGCACAATGTCAGCGAAGTTGAAAGAGTCCCTCCAGCCTTCCATATTGCGGGCGTAGGTTTTGGCGGCTTCTCCGGTGGGGTGGTAGTAGGAGCGCTCAAACGGTGCCGCCGTATTCCTTCGGACGAGGAAAAGCTCGCCGCCGTGTTCTCCGGGGTTCCAGCAGGCAAGGCAGAGCCGGATCTGGAGCTGCCGTTTCTTTTTCAGCAGATCGTCGCNNGCCTNCCATGAGTTGCACGCATACCGAGGGGATCGGGGCGGGAATGGAGGGCGGCAGCCTGTCTTTGCCGGGGACGTACAGAGGGAAGGCCGTCGGGTTTGTGTATTCTACCGTGTAGCCTTCGTCATTTTTATAGTCGTCCGGTACTTTGAGGGAAATTTGACTGCACACGTCCGAGTTCAGCCAGCCCACTATTTTTTCAATAGTTTGTACCAGTGTCATGTGATCGCCTCCTAGCCGTTTCGGTTCTGTTTCAGGGCCACTTCCATGAGTCCCATGTCTTTGCCTGAGTTGACCACGATCAGCTCGCGGCCGTCTACGTTCAGAAGCCGCCCCGGTTCCATGCCGGATGGAAAATCGGCAGCTTTTCCCATGAGCAGCATGTCAGCCTCCACCAGTCCGAGGATCTGGCCCTTTTTGAGCTTGTTCAGTTGGTCGTTGTCTACCACGACGGTGATCTCTGCCCCCTCAATACGGTGGATCTCCGCGAACTCGTCCGTATTGAGAAAAACGGCGTCAAGATCCTGCTGTACTTGGTCTTTGAAGCTCACCGGTCATTCCTCGGCAGCTTCGCCCGTTTCAGCTTCGGCCTGAGCCGCTTCGATCATGGCGATCACTTCCTTTTTGCTCTTGGCTGCGGTTGCGTCTACGCCCAGCGCTGCAGCAGCCTTGCGGAGTTCCGTCATTTTCATATTGCCGTAGCTGCTCGCTTTGGCGGGGATTTCTACCTTTTCAGCGACGCCCGCAGCGATCAGTTCAGCCTCGCGGGACTCAGGCAGGGAGAATGGCGCAGAGCGGGAGGTCATAGCCTCCACAACTCCGTCCACTACCCGGCCATAGGTTCCCTTGATCATTTTGATCATGTTGTTGCCCTCCTTTACTCAGGATCGGCAGCGCCCAGTTCCGGGAGTTCGTCGGGATCCTCGGCGTCTGCCTCAATTTCTACCGCAACGATCGCAGCGATCAGGTCGGCCTTTTTCTTGCTTTTGGACTCTACGCCCATTTCAGCCGCGAGCTTTTTCAGCTCGTTGTAATCCCATGTCTCCAGATCGGCAGCGTCGAGATGTCCCTTGATTTTTTCCGGCTCCTTGGCAGCTTCGGCCGGCTGTTCGGGTTCTTTGACGTCTGTTTCCGGTTTTTCCTGTGCCGGTGCGGCTGTGGTTACATACTTAGCGACGCCCAGACGCACGAGGCGTTCGGCCTGAGCGTCGTTGCACTCGAAGGGCCCGCTTTCCGGTGTTTTGCAGGCGTGCCGGGCGACTCCGTTTGCGTCTTTATAGGCTATCCCGCAGCCGCCGCGTGTTACGCGGATCTTTGCCATGCTTTGCTCCTTTCTGGCACTCTTACAGTACCGTGGCGGTAATAAACGGGTTTTCGTTGTTCGGCATACATAAAGGCGCGGAGCTCAGCGTTACCTCGCGCACATTGTGGGTGGCGTCGCTGAGATACTTCGGCACGTCCATGCCGGTGTAGGTGTGGAACTCGCCGTCAGACTGTTCTACCTGAGTGATCGCACCGTATACCGTGCGGCCAGCACCCGGAGCAGCTACCGCGATCGTACCGGCAGGGATAAACGGTTTCACGGTTCCGTCTACTTCCGTGTAGGTGTCCTCATAGCTCAATACGTCAATCATGCGGCCCTTGATGTTCAAGCGGCAGATTTTGGACGCGCCAGACGGCAGGGTTTCAGGATCCACGCCTCCGATCTGGTAGTTGCGGTTATCTAACAGGCGCAGGATCCACTCGTTTGCGAGGATCACGTCTGCCACGTCGGGGGCCACCAGCAGATCAGTAGCAGGCAGGCCACGGGAGGTCAGCATGGAGATCATGGCGGCCACGTCGTTGATCATCTGCTTGCCGGACGCCTCGGTGGTGTCCCAGTCGTTTGCCGGGGTATAGATTGCCGGGTTGCTGGCACCGTCGTAGTACCGCACCTCGCGTTCCTCGAAGTTGTGGAAGTCGTCCACATACTCGTCCATAATGCAGCCATTGGTAAAGATTACCTCGGCAGCCATGGCCTCTTTGCGGCGCAAGTTCATGGCGCGGAGTTCGTCGAGATCCCCCAGCATGATCACGCCCTGACGCTGCTCCGGCGTCAGTGTCGTGTAAAGGGCCTCACCAAAACCGCGCTTTCTCAGGTCGTCAATGGTGAGGGGACGTTTCGGCGCGATATAGGAAGGCGTGAAGCGTTTCATGGTGTACCCGTCGCGCAGGATCGTGATCCCGCCTTTACGGGGAGCGACGAACGGGGCCGCCTTTTTAGAGCCCTTCTTGTATTCCACCAGCACGTCGTCAGTGGAAAAAATATCGCTTGCCGCATTGGTCGGGAAATACCGGTCAAGCAGGAAGGTGTGAAGGGGTGGGAGCTGCTGCACGGAGGCGAGCAGATGGTGGGTGTCATAGTAATTAAAAGCCATTTTCGTGTCCTCCTTCTTAGATTGCTACGGCGTCAGAGAGCAGGATCCCCGCAGAGCGGAGCGCCTCTTTGTCGCCTGCTGTGATCGTGTAGCTTCCAGCTACGATCAGGTTATTGCCGTTGAAATGGCCGGTTCTGTATGCGATCGCCGTCGCGTCGCCTTCCGTCCCGACTTCCACGTCCTCGGCCAGCACGCAGTTAGCGGTCAGCGTCTCATTAGTGGCTGCTGTGGTTCCGAGGATCACGCACTTGCCGTCTCCGGCAGTACCTCCAGAGAGTGCCAGAACAGTGCCGCGCTTATATGTGGCGGCCTTGGTGCTTTCCTTGCGGATCGTCACACTGAACGGCTCAGCGGGCGGATATAAGCTGTTGATCAGATTGTCGAAGCCCACGGCTCCGAGATTTTCGTCGAGTCTGCTCATTAGTTCGTACCTCCTTTGGCTTTGTTATAGGCAGCGACTACAGCCTGAATGTCTGCCGCGTCCTGCTCCTGCTGGGTAGTGGCTGCGCCGCCGTTCGGTGCTGCGCCTACCTTTGCCGTGCCGGACGCTGCGCCGTCGGCCGTATAGTTTGTGAGGAAGCTCTGGCCGGACGCTGCGCTCTGCTGCATGACGCGGAAACAGAGTTCCTGCGCGGTGCAGGGCTTGTCGCCGTATTTGGCGTCATGGACGAGCTGCTGATCCGGGATAGTGGCCGCGATCGAGTCAATTTCTGCGAGGCGCTGGCGTTCAGCCGTTACCGCGTCAGCGTTGGCCTGAGTCTGCGCTGCGTTTCTTGCGTCCTGCTCGATCTGGCTCACAAGGTCAGGTTCCTGTGCTCTCAATTCTTCGAGTGTCATGTGGTGTTTACCTCCTTTTGTTTTTGCCGCCTGATTGGTCGGCCTTTTATTTGCGGCCNGTCTTGCGGCCGGTTTCGCACTTTTGTGGATCGGGATCGTGCCCGGTACATTGCGCAGCCCTTCGATATTGTGGCCCACGCCGTTGACATAGAGGATTTTCCGGTCTGCGCTCATGCTCATGTCAGGATCTTCCTCGTCCTCTTTGAGCGCGTCGGCGAAGCCCTTCTCCATAGCTTCGCGGCCGGTGAGCCACGTCTCTTTGGTCATCATGCTGCGCAGGGTTTCCACCGCGATCCCGGTCTTGGCGTTGTAAATTTCAGCCACGGCCCGCTCGCTGGCGTCCATTCCCTTCATAAGCTGTTTCATGTCCTGAATGTTCAGGCTGTCCCAGAGCATGACGCTGACGCCGTGGATCATGACAAGGGATCCGGGGTATACCGTCACGGTATCACCGGCGCACATGATCACGCTGGCCGCGCTGGCTGCGATCCCTTCCACGACGACATTCACCTCACCGGTGAGCGCTTTCAGGGCGTTGTGGATTGCGATCCCGGTATAAAGATCGCCGCCGCAGCTATTCAGCTTCACGGTGATGTGTCCCTTATCTTTGACGGCAGCCAGATCCTCCATGAAGCCTTCCGGGGTGATGTAAAGGCCGGGTTCCGGTTCTCCCGTCCACCAGTCAATAGGCTGCTGGCTCATAACGTCGCCGTAGAGGGTGATCTCGCCCTCGTCCTCGCCGACGCTTGCCACGTTCCAGAATTAGGGACTGTGGCCGCCTGCTGGGCCGCAGCCGGGCCCATGATAAATTTATGTCTCATTTCCTTGCCCTCCTTTTATGGCCTGTTTGATTTGCTCCGTGATCACAAGGCTGCGCAGGGCTTCACGCCCGCGCCTTCTTGCCGTTTCCGGGTTGTGCGGGTTGTTTTCGTCGCCTCCTTCGTCCTCGGCGGGCTCTGCGGGTTCCTGCTGGGACGATCCGCCGTTTTGGTGCGGATCAGGAGACTGGCCGCCGAGTTTTTCGTTTTCGCGTACCAGTTGTTCCACATTTGCGTCCCATTGGCCGCCGTTGAGTCGGATCGTGCTCTGCTCATGCGTTGAAAAGCCTTCGCTGCACGCGAGGATCTCGGCGGTGATTTCCTTTGTAGGATCGAGCTGCCCCTGAGACGGGCCCAGCCATTCGCTGCCGAGGTATGCAGCCCGGATCGCCGGATTGTCAAAAAAGCCCGGAGCGTAAATACGGCCACGGGCCACGGCTTCGCTCATCCACACTTCGTAGATAGGGCGGCAGAAGTCGTCAGCCAGCCATTCCCGACGCATTTTGAACGCCTTCCACGCTTCCAGCAGGGCCGCCCGGCTTGCGCTGTACGAGGCGTTGAAGGATTTCAGAAGCAGATCGGACGGGATTTCCAGAGCAGCGCCCACCTGTTCGCAGATTGCCTTTGCGAAGGCGTCAAAACTTCCGTTCGGGTGTTTGGGATCCGCGAAGGTTACGTCCTCGCCGGGTTCCATGACGTTGACCTGTCCCGGCCCCATGTGGTACTCATTCGGGCCTTTGGGGACTGTCGGATCTTCCGGCTCTACCTCGTTAAATGGGTTTTCGTCGGTGGGTGCCTCTGTTTTGATGAAAGCAGTAAAAAACGACTCAATCACCGCAGCCATGAGTTCGGACTCTGTGTAGCGCCTGAGCTGGAGCAGCGGCTCGATCACCTGTGCCAGATAGCTGACGCCACGGTACTGATCCGGGCGCTCGCAGTCTATGACGTGGATCACATTCGGGAGGCCGGTGTGCTCCTGATAAGCCAGCACGCGGGCCCATGTTGTCGTAGGAGCGCCCACCTCAAAAGGGTAGGTGCTGCGGATATGGTAGGCCACTACCATGCCGTTGCTGTCTACTTCCACGCCGTCGTATATGGTGTTCCCGGTATCGGTGTTTTTGCCGGTCGTGTAGAAAATGGAGGTACTGGCTCCATAGCCGCCCGGCGTTGCGATCCTGTCTGACTCAATCAGGTGTACCCGCAGCGCATAAGGGAATAGCCGCTCCGTTTTGTATTGCTTTAATAAGCCGATACAGTCACCGGACAGCAGCCACGAGATAAGGGCGAGCTGCTGGAGGCCGTAAAAATTATTCATTCCGGTAGCGTCGCAGGCTCTTTTATTGTTGGCCCAGAGGGAGAACTCGCGCTCGGTCGTTTTTTGCCATTCCTCTGCCTGATCGGGTGACAGTCCCAGCACTTCGCGGTCGATCCGGCTTTTCAGTTTGAGGCCGACGCCTACCACGTTCGTGCGGTTGGTCTTTATTGCCGAGGTTGCGATCGGCGACGCCATGTATAACATGCGGGCCCGCTGCCTCATGGTGAAGTTATTGAAGTCTATGTCCTCATGCGGGGAGCCGCTGGGCGCATTGAAGCCTTTCACGGACTTTTTGCGCCAGCTTGCCCCGGCTTCTCCGTAGCCTTTGTTTTGCGGGCGCACGCTGTCCGGCAGATACAAGCCCATTTTTTTGTCGTACTTGATTTTTCTCACCTCCTTGCATGGAATAAAAAACGGCAGGCCGGAAGGGAAGGAGCGCACCCTTTCCGGTTACTGCCGTAGCAAAGCCGGTTATCCGGCATTTACCCGTTACCAGTCGCGGGGGACTACGCCCACCGCACGGCGGGGAGTAAAGCCCGCCAGTTCAGCCTCCAGCTCGCTTTCGCGTTTGCGGAGCTTGTCGATCATGGCCTGAATATCTGCGAGCGTTGTCTGGTAGCGTTGCAGATTTCTGGAGCCTATGGTATACATTTGCACGCCGTCCTTGCTGAGCATTTCTTTCTCGCGGGCAAGATATAGTTCTAGCCTCTCGCGGGTTTCTTCCAGCTCTTTGCGCACAACTTCCTGAGTTCGTCGCCTCATGTGTTCGCCTCCTTACCAGTCGTCCAGATAGTCCTCCGGGGACTTCCTTGTTCGTGGCTGCGCTGCTGCAGCACGCTTCGGTTTTGTATCGCCCGGCAGGCTCCTGAGCCTTCGCTCTACGGCTTCCATGTCGGGATCTATGATTTTGAAGCCTGCCAGCGCATAATTGCGGCAGTCGAGGGCCTCATTTCTTTCATGGCCGGGGATCTTTACCCACGCCCAGTGGTTGCCTCTTTTGGTCTGTGTCAGTTCCAGCTTTTCGGAGAGCAGGCCGTTGAAGTAGTACGAGTCATACCCGTAGGACTCGCCACGCGGGAAATGGCAATACTTCGCGCCCGGCTCCTGCACCTGAATACTTGACATGATTGTTTCCTTTCCGGCGTCTACTCCCAGCGTATAAAGCCAGCATGTGATCTTTTTGTTGTCTTTGATCGCCACTTTTGACGGAGGGACGACGAAGGGGATCCCGTCGCCGCCTTTGCCCTTGATTGCAAAGACACGCTTATTTTTCCGTGCCCGGCAGGCTGCATATACTTCTTGGGTATAATGGCCGCCGGAGTCCACGCAAGTGATCGAGATACGCAAGCCACGCGGGCTGTCTTTGAAATGGTATACATGGCCGATCACGTCGTCGAGCTGCTGCCATGCCTCTGCGGTGTCTGGCTTTCCCATGATGTAGCCCTTTTTTATGCCCCACGTTTCGCCGTAGTAGCCATGGCCGACAACTTCATACTCTAGCCGGTTGTCCTGTGTGTCTACGCCACAAGTGAGCACGAGGACGCCCTGCGGCAGCTCCACCGGGGATCCGTCGGCATTGGTGCCGTAGTCCTCTCGGCGGGCCAGCATGGTGTCCTCGTCAAGTACGCCTCCGCGATCCTCCCAGAGCTCGCCCAGCTTAGTGTTGTAGACTACTTTCAGCTTTTGAGGATCGTCCTTCGCCTGCAAAAGCTCCAGAATGATGTCTTCCATGGCACCCATGGGGAGGCGAAGGCGTCAGCCAGAAGGAACGCACACCGGTGGCGTATGCGTCCGGGTTCTC